TTTTCAGACGATTTTATGTCAATGAACGGGCCTACGTTTCCCGCAATAGGCAGAAGTATCAGAAATAAGCCTGCTGAAGGTATTGTAAAGCAATGGTTTATGCGGTAAACTGTAAGTCATTGATTTTGTTGGAAATTTAGTTCTTGCTTTTTGGATACAATTCTGTATAATAATATATACAGAGTAGAGATTAGGAGCACAATATGAATTGGGACTTAGAAGGCTTGATCGTCAGCGGTCATTACTTAAGTGAAATTTTTGTACGTGGCAAAGTAACGTTAAGTCGTGTTGCTTATGGTGGTGACATTCATCATCACGTTAAATTAGATAAGCCCATAAACGTTTACGGGGCAATCCGCGATACTGTTATTCTCGACCATAAACAAATCACACAAGTGTCCAGTCACTAAAGGATGTTGTTATGTCGCAAGTTAAAAACGGTGTACATATTAATTTTCCTACTGATGATGTATTTGCTGCCGCCTGTGCTGCGTTTCGTATTAATGGCGCGTATCAAAAAGATACAGTCTTTGACGATAAAGGCGAAGTTGTCAGTTATTCTAATCGCACAACTTTGGTTCGTTTACTTAGCGAAAACGTTGATAAAATTACCGATGAGGATCGCACACAAGGTAAACTTGTGCGACAATATTATAAAGGACTTACTTTTAAAATATTAGGTGACAAATATGTAAGTGATTTTGATAGAACAGCAATTGAATGTGCTAGTCTTGAAAAAATAGAAGGGCATTTACAAGTTAGTGTAATTGCGTCATTACCAAAATGTTATATAGCATCTAAACAGCGTGATAATGCTGAAATAAAATTACTTAATGCTACAATTGAACATATTGGAAAAATAGGTGATAGAGTAACATTAGGCATTGAGGTAGTTAGAAGTATATACTCACGTAATTATAATAGGTATTATATTACCGCTATTACAGATGATAATAAAACTGTGTTTTTTAGTTATTCTAAAGCAGCCAAAATTGGCGATAAAATGAAAATTAAAGGAACAGTAAAATCGCATCGTGATACTGCATGTACACAATTAAACCGTGTTAAAGTTATTGATAACATTTAAAGGAGAATTGATTATGGGTAAATTAGCAGAATTAGCGTTAGAAATGCAGTTTCAAATCAGTGATGGCATTGATGTTCAAAATATTGCGCGTAACTTAAAAGTACCTTTAGAATGGGTACTTGATGAATACGAGTATATGTGCAGCAGCGATTTTCATTGCGATTCCTATACTGAAGTTGATAGTGACGATAACTACAATAGTATAGACTATGTTTGATTTGCATAATGCTTGGCATCGTAAAGTTGGCAAGCGTGCCTATGTACGTGCTGAGGTAGAATTGTCGTATAACACTATAGATGACGATTTTGAAAATGGGTTAATAGTCTGGGGTACTGTAGGTAGATTAAAATATACCAAATATAGAACGTATGTAGGAGCTACCGGTTGGGGGCAAGGTTTAGACAAAATTAGCCCCAGTGATTTACTTAAATTATATCCTAAGTTAAAAGAAGAATTGGAAAAAATTGTTATGTGGGAGAGATTACAACAATGAAATTTTTAACTGGGTTTATTTGCGGTGTTGTGTTTAGCACAATTGGCGCATCAGGTGTTGTTTCTTTAATTGATAAATTTATACACTTAATTCAACATATAGCCCATAGTTTAGTTTAAAAACGAGGCTATTGCAAATTTTAGTAAAAAATTGTATAATGCTTTAACTGTTTATATAGGAATCAAATAATGAAGATTGTAGCGAAAATGGATAACAACAAGGTGTTATGTACTGTCAGTGGCGATGAAATCGCAAGACTAAGAGGATTTAATAGTCTTTATGACAATAAATTTAATACATCTGTAGAACTGAATATTGGTAATGAAATTGACCTTAAAACGGCTTTTGATACATTAGATATTTTACGAAATTTTGATACAAAACAGATTAAAAATTTATATAATGTAATCAAAAAAATGGAGACTGAATACAGTTGTGTTTTAGAAGCCTATCAAAAATTAATGTTGTTTGATAATCTAAAAACAATGGGCGATGACAAATAGGAAATTTATATATGAGTGCTAGTTGGATTAGTAAACTTAACGAAAGTGATAGCAGATTACACAAAGAATCTGTTATTGGAGAAGCATTAACTGCTGCTAAACTTGGCAGTGCAAATGCTATTAACTTTTTAACATTAGCCAAATCTTGTTATAATCCCTATACAACGTTTGGTGTTAAGCAAGTTCCTGATACTGAAGGTATTACTAATGCTGAAAATCCTTGGCTAGATTTTATCGCATTGCTTGATTACCTTCGGTATAGGGTCTTGACGGGCAATGCTGCCCGAGATGCTATTGTTAAAATGAGTCAACGTTTTGACAGTGTGGAATGGAACAACTTTTGCGCTCCAGTTATTCGCCGTGACCTACGTGCGGGTATTAGTGACAAAACAATTAACAAGATTTGTAAAAAGACTGAATACGAGATTCCTGTATTTGGTTGTCAACTAGCAACTAACAGTGAAGGGCGTCCTGAGATGAAGGGCACTAAACGTTTAGAACCTAAACTTGACGGCGTTCGTGTGTTGCTTATGGCATTTCCAAATGATAATGGAACACCTACAACTATTTGTTTTAGTCGTAACGGCAAGGTCTTTGAAAACTTTAGTCACATTGAAGAACAAATTGCTAAATCGTTTACAGAGTTATCATATAGAGCAAACAAGGTTGATGAAGGGCGTTTCTTCAATGAAGGGTTTATACTTGATGGTGAAGTGATTGGCAACACATTCCAAGAACTAATGCGTCAGGCACGCCGCAAAGAAAATGTACAGGCTAGTGACAGTGTGTTTAATATCTTTGACATTCTTCCTATATCTGACTTTAAGCGTGGCTATTATAGTGCTACATTAGGCAAGCGTATTGACATACTTGAATCGTTGCGTAGTGTGATTGATACACTACCCAATGTTGAACTGTTGCCTCATTTAATGGTAAATCTTGACACAGTAGAAGGCAAAAATCAATTAATGCGTTATGCTAAAGATCAGGTTAATCTAGGCTTTGAAGGCATTATGATTAAGGATGTAACTGCGTCTTATGAGTGTAAGCGTAATACAAATTGGTTGAAGTTTAAGCCTGTTTATGACTATGACCTGACCGTAATCGGTGTTGAAGAAGGTACCGGTAAGAATCAAGGTCGCATGGGCGCTTTAGTGTGCGAGGGCATTGATGACGGTAAGCATATCACAGTCAATGTTGGTAGTGGTTATACGGATGTAGAACGACAATCATACTGGGATGACAAGGAAAGTGTTATTGGTCAGACTGCGGTGGTAATGGCTGATGCTGTTACTCAGAATCAAGACGGGTCATATAGCCTACGATTCCCTAGATTCAAGACTTTCCGTGACGATAAGTGATTTACAGTTATCAAAGTGCCAACGAACCATCGCTGATTTGCCACCAGTAGCATTACAATGTGGACATGACACAATTATTTATGCCAAATACTTGACAATAAATGAATTTGGTGCTATACTATAGTCATAGTAACAAAACAGGAGTTTAACATGAACGAACGAATCTTAAAACTATATGACCAAGCAATTATTTTAGAAGGCAATGGCGACTACGTGGCAGGTGAGTTGGATCCTGTAAAGTTCGCCGAGTTGATTGTGCGTGATACATTAGACCAAGTTGCTGAATTTAGTCGTCTAACAAAGGCATATCAAACACAAGGCATTGATCCCGAGATTGATGTTACCCGAGAAGTTTTGAAAAACTATGGGTTTACAAGATTTCCCAGGAGTTGAAGAATGAATGAACGGATTAGGGAACTTGCTCGAAAGGCACAAGTAGGATCTGCTGAGTTTGGTAATGGTATCAACTACTTTGTCAGCACCGAAGAAACATTCAACAAGTTTGCCGAGTTGATTGTTCGGGAATGTGCTCATGTTGCCCTAATGAGTAACGGAAATAATCTACATGTTTGTGAATTGATTAAACAACATTTTGGAGTTGAAGAATAATGTGGTATTACCTTAATATCCTACTATATTGTGTTTTTTTATTATGTGGTTTTGCTTTATTATGGGCTACTTGGAGAAATCAGAAATGAAAGATGATCGTTTGGAAACATTAAGTGATATGGTTCGCAAAGGGCAACCAATTGATTTTTCAGAAGCAATAGAGGTTATTAATTACCAAGAGAATTTGAAATTAGAACGAAAGAAAAATTCATTTATGTATAAGGTTAAAAGATGGATCGGAGTAACATTATGAACGAACGAATCAATAACTTAAGGCTTGATGCTGGAATAGCACAACTCAAAGATGATCTACGATTAGTGGTAATTGACCGTGAAGGCAATGTGATTGATCCATTGATTGGGTTAGAAAAGTTTGCCGAGTTGATTGTTCGGGAATGTATCAGTCGAATTGAAGGATGTGCAGTTGAAACAAGCCCTGATGATTTTGTAAAAGGATACAACAAAGGTGTTAGCAAAGTATCCAGTCAGGTTAAACAGTATTTCGGAGTTGAAGAAAAGTAATACTTTTTGTGTAATTGACAATAAATCAAAATGGTTGTATAATATACACATACAGAAACAAAACAGGAGCCCGCAAATGACCCAATTCGTTGTTAGAGAAGTTGAATACGGTGGCGATGTGGACGGGACTGGTCCTGAGCGTTGGGCAGGAACTGCGGTTGCGTGGTTCAACACTCAAGCGGAAGCAGAACAGTTCGCAGACAATCATTTCGCTGAGTGTGAGGTTGTGGAGGAACAGTAATGAAAACGGAACAAGTAGTAGAACATATTAAACAAATCTGGGCAACGAATCCACTACCAGAAGGCACAGCAGAACTGGCAGTTACAACTATTGCGGGTATAGAACAACAATTGGCAACAGGTTCAAAGTCTGTTCATTATATGACTTTGGAAGATGGTCAACTACATATTAGACTTATTAAGGTGACAGAATGAACGAACGAATTCGAGAACTCAATCACCAAGCATTAGCAGAAGTGATGAACGGAAAAGACCCTGACAAGGATATTGACAAAATGTATATTCCGAAACAATTTACAAAAAAATTTGCCGAGTTGATTGTTCGGGAATGTATTCAAGTCGGTGGACCAGAAGATTCGTATACAGGTGAATGGTTCAAGGCAAAAGTAGACAGTGTAAATAAGATTAAACAACATTTTGGAGTAGAAGAATGAACAGAATTAGCAAATCTACTAGGAATAAAATTATTGATATAGTATATCAGCTGGCTTGTGACCGCTACCCAAATGCTCGTGGTCATCAAGGGTTGATGCAGAAAATTGCCCTTGATGATTTTGGAATCAGGCTTACAAAGAATCGTCTGAGTTACTGGAATAATGCTATCATCAAAGACGAAAAAAAGTATATGATATATGCTCTGACTTATGGAATATAAAATGAACGAACGCATTAAACTACTTGCTAAAACCTATTTGAGTCATGAGAGATTTGGTCCTTATGGCGAAAGTACTATGGAAGACTATTACGAATTTTATCCCGAAGACTTAGAAAAGTTCGCCGAGTTGATTGTGCGGGAATGTATGCTTCAAGTAGAAGAACAATACAAGCCTGTGCTAGAGGATAAAGAAATGATGAAGGACACACATTGGGATGGCTATGTTCAGTGTGGTGTTGATTCATATGTAGCGATTAGAGTACATTTTTACGGAGTTGAAGAATGACTAAGTTTGACGAGTTTGGTTTGCCTTATGCTACTCAATATACAAACCCACAACATCTTACTTATGATGGCCCTCACGGTGGTGTAATCTTGCCACAACCAGACCCAAATGGGTTGTATAGTCCCGCAAGTGTTGATGGTACTTGGGTGTTGTGTGTGGACCACAAAGATGGTAAGGCAAAGCCAGTATACGTTGAGCCTCGTGTAATCGTTTCACCAATCCCATTACAGTAATGAAATTAGCAGACTGTAGTTTAAAATTACTACATAGCAAATTTGAGTATTGGGAAGTAGATAATGAATACCAACTTCCAATAATAAACTATTTGCTTTATGGGTTTAATCCTGGAAGTTTTTTCTCTAGTGTTTTTTGTAATGATTTTTTTGGCGCAATGGTTTGTAGTCATCCTGCCAATACTGTTGAGGCATTAAAAAGAGTAGTTAACTTTATGTTTAATTGTCTGCCTGTTATATGTTATGGCAGTCATGAAAAGTTTAATAACTGGTTAAGTATGGACGAGAGTAATAGACGGTCGATTTTAGAAAAGTGTGGATTAATTTATTCACAGAAAGATGAAATGTGGAAAATCTTAAACGATTAAGCGATAAGTAGTATTATGGAATACACAGTAGACGAAACACTGGTCGGCAGAGAATATGTATTTGATGACGGCGATAAAATTAAAGTGCTTGA